GACCGCCTCGTATGGCGTGGCCTTCGGCTTCCTGCTTTAATCTTAAAATCATGATAATGAGCCCGCCCCGTGCGGGCTCGGAAGGAGAACGACATGAACGAAACAACGAAAGAAACGCGCCGGGAGAGCTACGACGCCATCCTTCCCAAAGTGAAGGAACGCGCCCGCCTGATCCTCGAGACACTCGGCAGCAAAGAAATGACCGTCAGTGAGATCGCCGAGGAGCTCGTCAGCTCCGGCAAGATCCCGTACTTCAACCGCAACTACGTCGCGCCCCGCCTCACAGAGCTGAAGGACATGGGGATCGTCGAGACCTGCGGCCGTAGAAAAGCAACCAGATCAGACGCCACCGAGGCCGTGTGGCGCCGCGTCAACGTATAAGGAGGACAAAACCATGGAAAAGAAGAACCAACAGATCAGCCGCGCCACATACAAGCGCATCAAGAGCATGGATCGCGTCCAGCTCTCCAACTACATCACCCGGATCTACCTCACCGGCTTCGAGGCCGGCCGCAAAGCGGGCACCCCGGACGTGCTCTTCAGAACGATCCGCGAGCTCCTGCTCGACACCGAGGGCATCGGAGAGATCAGAGCGAACGCCATCATGAAGAAGCTCGGCGCCATCTTTGCGCCGCAGGCTTCCGAAGAACCGACCGAGGAAACCGCAGGAACTCCTGCGGAAGATGTACCGAAAGACGAGGAAAAGCGCAGCTACAAGCCGAAAATCATCAAGGGCAAAGTCCACGACACCGGGTACCCGATCGACGGCTGCGTGATGCTCTTCAGTATGTGGGACTATGACAACCACGACAGCTGGCACCTCTACGGCTGGGACGACGACGTCGATGACGCTGTCATGAGAACGATGCACCAGACCGACGAGATCTACATGGACGACACCCCGGAACAGTTCGCAGAGCGCTGGAAGGCCAAAGAGTACGAACCCGACGGCGCGTTCTGCCTCGATCTCGACAAGGTGGAGGTCATCGAGGTGCTGCAAGAGGAGGAAACAGCATGAAGGCCATCACCATCTGGCAACCATACGCCAGCCTGATCGAGTGCAGGCTGAAGAAATACGAGACCCGGAGCTGGAAAACCAGCTACCGGGGCCCGCTCCTGATCCACTCCGGACAGAGACCGATGCGCTGGATCCTGAAGCACTCCGCCGAGGGCGCCTTGGACGTCGCGATCGAGCAGTTTGGCATCGACCAGCTGATGCAGCTGCCCGTCGGCCGCGCGATCTGCGTCGTGGATCTGGTGGACTGCATCGAGATGACGCCGGAGTTCATCGCAGCCCAGAGTCAGACAGAGCTCGCCGTCGGAGACTGGGAGCCCGGACGCTATGCGTGGAAGCTGGCGAACCCTCGGAGCGTCGAGCGGGTGGAGCTTATAGGCAAGCAGGGCCTCTGGAACGTAGAGAACGCCCTGATCAGGAACCGCTGCTGCTTCTGCGGCGCCGGTATAGACAGAAAACACGAACACAACCCCGCGCCGGCAGGCTCGGGAGTATGCTGCGAGAAGTGCAACAGCGAGATCGTCATCCCGGCACGGATCGCGGCCAGCAGAAAAGGAGGAACACGATGAAGTGCTCAGAATGTAACCACTGCGAGTTCGCCGAAGATAAGAAGGGCGGCGTCCATCGCTATTATTGCAAGCATAAGAAGGCAGCGGCCAGCGTCAACGCCACGGCCCGCCTGATCACCAGAACCAAAAGGCACGAGAAAGAGCTCACGGTCAAGACTGCACCGCGCTGGTGCCCTCTGAAGGAGGAGGTCGACAGCCATGGCGCAGAATAAGACCACCGGAGAGCCGAGAACACACGCCGCCGGGATCCCGGTCTACTGCACCTATGACGAAATCGTCCCGACCGCATCCCTCAAGCCGAACCCTCTGAACCCGAACAAGCACCCGCAGGAGCAGATCGAAGCCCTCGGTGGGATCATCAGGAAGGCCGGCTGGAGGAACAACATCACCATCAGCACCCGCTCCGGGCTGATCGTCAAAGGACACGGCCGTCTGATGGCTGCGCAGCTGGAGGAGCTCGCAGAGGTGCCCGTCGAGTACCAGCACTACGCATCAGAGGCCGAGGAGCTCGCGGATCTGACCGCAGACAACCGCCTCGCCGAGCTGGCCGAGACCGATCGCGCCATCCTCGCCGAAGTGTTCGCCCACATCGACACCGGAGAGATCGACTTCTCCCAGAGCGGCTACACCGAGGACGAATACGAGGAGCTGACCACAGCCCTCTCCGAAGCGATCCACAACGATCTGGAGGATCCCGACGTCGTGATCGAGCCGCCGGCCGAACCGGTGACGAAATACGGAGACATCTGGATCCTCGGAGGCCGCCACAGAGTCATGTGCGGCAGCTGCACCAACCCGGAGGACAAGGCGAAGCTCCTGAACGGCGAAAAGCCGCAGATCCTCCTCACCGATCCGCCGTACTGCTCCGGAGGAAGCAAGGAAAGCGACAAGAGCACCGGCAGCATCGGCACCATGAGGAAGAACGGAGAGCTCCCCATGATCGCGAACGACATCCTCAGCACCAGAGGCTACCAGAATTTGATCGGCGCCGCTCTGGCCGACATCCCGTGCGTGTATGCGTACATTTTTACAGACTGGCGCATGTGGGTGTACCTCTTCGACCTGACCGAGAGCGCAGGCTTCGGAGTCAAGAGCATGATCGTCTGGAACAAAAAGACGCCGGGCATGGGCGTCGGCTGGAGATCCCAGCATGAGCTCTGTCTCTTCGGAACCAGAGCAAAGACACACTTCAACGGCCACAAGGGCTACGGCAACGTCCTCGAGATCAGCCGCTCCGGCAACGAGCTGCACCCGACTCAGAAGCCCGTCGAACTGATCGAGAACCTGCTCGACAACACAGACTTCGCTGCGGGCGTCTATGACCCGTTCGGAGGATCCGGCACCACAATGGCGGCAGCCGAAGCGCAGAACCAGAAGAGCTTCATCATGGAGATCGCGCCCGGCTACGTTGACGTGATCGTCAAGCGCTACATAAAAATGACGAACAGCCGGAACGTCAAATGCATCCGCAACGGGGAGCAGCTCGGCGTAGAAGAGATCGCCGGGATCTTTGAGATCGCCGTCAGCGACGAAGGAGGTGGAGAGGATTGATGCGTCCGACATAAGTGAGTAAAAAAACGAGTCCAACAAAAGAGAGACTGAACGCCCACCGGGACATGCTCGAAAAGCTCGCCGCTCTGAAGCAGGAGCTCGAGTTTGCGGAGCAGTCATACGGCGACGTCAAGAGCCCGAACTACGACGGCATGCCGAAGAGTCAAGGCGACCCGCGCCGGAGCCCGATGGTCGAGGCAGTCATACGGAAGATGGAGCTCGAGGAACGAGTCAAGAAAAAAGAGGCCGAGATCGCTGCCGACTGGGCGGAGCTCGAGCCCTTCATCGAACAGCTGCAACCGATCGAGACGCTGGTCATGAACCTGCGCTACTACTACGGCGCCGAGTGGGAGGACGTCTGCTTCAACCTCTACGGCAAGCGCAGAGACTACGCGATCGAGGTCGACCGCTACATGAACCGCACCTTCAAGATCCACGGCCGCGCACTCCTGACGCTCTCCTCTCTGATGGAGGGAAACGACGGAGAACTCCGCAGGACTTCCGCAGGAACTCCGCAAGAAAGTCAGTAAAAGGAAGCGCCCGGCAGTAAAACGAAGTGAAAAGCAGCGGAAACAGTGCTAAAATGATAAACTGAAAAACGCCGTCGAGGAGAGACCCCTCTCCCCGGCGGTATTTTTATACCCATGCGGGCATGGTGGAATAGGCAGACACGTGAGTCTCAGAAGCTCATGGTCGCAAGATCGTGCGAGTTCAAGTCTCGCTGCCCGCACCATCTTCTGACAGAAAGGAGGGCGACCGAAGTGTCGAAACCCAAAGGAGCAAAAGGCAGCATGACCGTCGCGCTGCAAAACTTCGCCGGACTCCGGGAACAGCTGCAAGGCATGGACGAAGCAGCCGAGCGAGCCGTCAAGAGGACGGTCTCCGACTTCAAGAGCCGAGCCCCGGCATGGATCAGCCAAGCCGTGACCGAACACTACGGCATCAAGAAGGCCGAGGTCAAGGACGCGATCACCGGCACCAAGAAAGTCGGCAAGGTAAACATCGGCGGCGTGGCAGTCGACAACGTGGCCATCGAGTACAGCGGCCGCCCCCTCACTCCCACCCACTTCAAGATGAAGCCGACCAAAGTCCCGGCCAAACGCGAGAAGGACTTCAGACGAGTCCCCGGCGCAGGCGTAGGAGAAGGCGGCAGCGACGTGGCCATGGTCAAGGCCCCGGCCCCGTACTCCATCACGGCCGAGATCAAGAAGGGCAAGCGCGTCACACTCAGCGACGAAGCATTCCTCGGAACCAACAAGGGCACCGGCATGATCCCATACCAAAGAGACGGCGACGGCCGCACCCCGATCCGAAGCATCAAGACCGTCAGCGTCCCGCAGATGGTCACGAACCCCGAGGTCGCGGAGCAAATTCAGAAGAACATCGACGAAGGATTAAGCAAAAGACTCCAACATCACGTCGAGCAAGAGCTCAAGAAGCGCGGAAAATAAAAAATTTTTTCTCGGTAGGTTCTTCCGAGAAGAAAAAACGCCTGCGGTGCTGGCGAGCCCAGAAATCGCGCAGGCTCAAAAAATTTTTTTCAGGGCATTTCGTTTCGCGAGGCCCTGCTGAAAGGAGGCAACCATGCTGGACAAACCGACGACCGCAACAAAGCAGAACCTCGTCGACAGCAAGATCATCGCGCAGCTGTTCGGCGTGACCACTCGGCGTGTGCAACAGCTCGCGCAGGAGGGGATCATCTCCGCCACCAAGCAAGGCAACGCGAACAAGTACGATCTGCTGCCGACCATACAGCGATACATCAAACACCTCAGCGAGAAGGCCAACGGCAAGGAGGCCACCAAGAAGGACACCGAGACCGAGGGCCGCAGGCTCGAGGCTGAGGCTGACCTGAAGCGAAGCAAGGCCGACATGGCTGCGCTCCAGCTGAAGGAGCTCGAGGGAAAGATGCACCGCTCTGAGGACGTGGAGGCAGTCATGACTGACCTCGTCTACACGATCCGCTCGATGCTCATGGCACTGCCCGGCCGTCTGGCCGTGGACGTCGTGAGTGCAAAGACAGCCGCCGAGGCTTCCGAAGTCATCCGCGCCGAGGTCTACAAAGTCCTCGAGGAGCTCGCCGGCTATAAATACGATCCCGAAGAATATGCTCGGCGGGTAAGGGATCGGGAAGGCTGGAGCGACCTCTCCGATGGCGAGGACGAATAAAGCCAGCACCGCCAGACTGAACGCAGCGATCGCGGGAGCTCTGAAGAACTTCAGACCGCCCGAGAGCCTGACCGTGGACGAGTGGGCCGACAAGTACCGCCGACTCTCGCCCGAAAGCTCGGCCGAGGCCGGCCCATGGAGAACAAAGCGCACCCCGTATCTGGAGGAGCCGATGAAGGCCTTCACAGATCCGAAGGTTCGCAAGCTCGTCATGGTCGCCGCTTCGCAGGTCGGCAAGTCTGAGCTCGAGCTCAACATCATCGGCTACATCATCGACCAAGACCCCGGCAGCATCCTCTACGTCCACCCGACGATCGACGACGCGAGGAAGTTCAGCCGCCTCCGCGTGGCCCCTATGATCCGAGACAGCCGCCCTCTGAAGGCGAAAGTCCACGACGTCAAGACGCGCGACAGCGGCAACACCATCCTCCAGAAGTCCTTCCCGGGCGGCATGCTGACGCTGACCGGTTCCAATAGTGCCTCCGCTCTGGCGTCCACTCCTGCCCGGTATATCATCGGCGACGAGCGCGACCGCTGGGCGACGAGCGCCGGTACCGAGGGCGACCCGTGGGCTCTGGCCGAAGCACGTCAGGCGACCTTCTACAACGCGAAGGCCGTCGAGGTCTCGACGCCTACCATCAAAGGCGCCAGCAACATCGAGACCAGCTTCTACCAAGGCACGCAGGAGCGCTGGTGCCACCTCTGCCCGGAGTGCGGAGAGTATCACGAGATCGTGTTCGACTCCATCCACTTCGAGCCCGAGGCCACGAGGATCCGCGGCAAGAAGTCGTGGAAGCTCAAGGGCGGGATCTTGTGGATCTGTCCCGGATGTGGCTGCCTCGTTCCTGAAGAGACGATGCGGCGCCAGCCGGCCAAGTGGATCGCCGAGAACCCGGACGCATATCTGAAGGGAGTCAGATCCTTCTGGCTGAACGCCTTCAGCTCCCCGTGGACTCCATGGGAGAAGATCATCCTCAAGTTCCTCGACGCCAAGAACGACCCGCAGCGGCTCAAGGTAGTCTACAACACACTGCTCGGCCAGCTCTGGGAAGATCGTGGAGACCTCGAGGACGAGGACACCATGCTCGCAAGGCGCGAGGACTACGGCACACGGTCAGACGGCGCACCCGCCGAACTGCCGGACGGCGTCCTCGTTCTGACCTGCGGCGTCGATACTCAGGACAACCGCCTCGAGTACGAGGTCGTCGGTCATGGTAAATACGGCGAGACGTGGGGCATCGCCAAGGGCATCATCCCCGGGCGGCCGGACACCTCTGAAGTCTGGGAACGCCTCGACGGCGTGATCGACCACGTCTACACCTTCAAGAACGGAAGAGGCCTGAAGATCTCCGTCACCTGCGTCGACTCCGGCGGCCACTTCACTCAGGAAGTGTATGCGGCATGCCGGGCACGTCTGGCGAAGCACGTCTTTGCTATCAAGGGCAAGGGCGGCGACGGCATCCCCTTCGTGTCTCCTCCTTCCAAGGTGGCCATCAGAGACAACCGCAAGATCACCTGCTGGCTCTACACCATCGGCGTCGATGCCGGCAAGGCGGCGATCATGGGGAACCTCAAGGTGCAGGAACCCGGGCCGAAGTATTGCCACTTCAGCCGGAACCCTGACGCCGGGTACGACATGAACTTCTTCAACGGCCTGCTCTCCGAGAAGCTGGAGCTCACACGCACCAAGCGCGGCGACCAGTGGGCGTGGGTGAAGCTACCCGGCCACAACCGCAACGAGGCACTCGACTGCCGCAACTATGCGCTCGCAGGCTTCAAGATCTGCAACCCGGATCTCGACGCGATCGAGCGGAGCCTCAAAGGGCTCGAGGAAAAGAAGCCGGCACCGAAGCAGCCGGCACGATCCAAGACTAAACGCAGCAAGGCGGCCGACGCCTTCAACGACTGGTAAGGAGGAAGAACACCATGCAGACCACTCAGATCAAGGAAAAGCTCGAGAGCGCCAAGAAGCGCCTCGAGCTCTACTATAAGCGCGAGGCTGAGATGCTGGACGGAGGCGTCCAGAGCTACGGCCTCGGCACTCGCAGCGTCACAAGGTACAACACGGATCTCGCACAGATCCGCAGCGCGATCTCTGAGCTCAAGAAAGAGATCGCCAGCCTCGAGGCGCAGCTCGCGGGCGGCAAGGCCCGCAAAGCCGTGGGCGTAGTACCCCGCGACTGGTAAACCCGGAAAGAGGCCGCAAGGCTTTTTTCATATAAGGCGACCGCCCGGGAGCTTTTGCTCCTTTTGCTTCCCGGGCGCCGCCACCCACCTGAAAGGAGGTGAGCACCATCAGCAAGCCAAACACACGCCCACAAGGCACCAAACAGACACGCCCGCAGAACAAGGGCTACGGAGACGCCGGCGCCAGCCATCAGAAGAAGGCCGTCAAGGGCTTCAACGCTATGAGCGGAAGTCCGCGCGAGGACATCGACGTCAACAACTCCACACTGCGACAGCGTGCCCGCATGCTCTACATGGCAGCACCCATCGCGACCTCGGCCATCAAGACCAACCGCACCAACGTGATCGGTGTCGGCCTTCACCT